TTAAAAAATCAAAGTTAGTTATGTAGTTTGTTCGTGTGGCTACTTGTTGCGCGCTTGGCTGCAAGTCGAAACCTGGGACTGCATTTACTGGCATTTTTTTTTATTTTTTATTATTTATACTCGTTTTAAACTTCTAATTTTGAGTCCTCTTCCATTGTCATTAGATGACTGTACGGCTCTTATACCGCTACCATCTTTTGAAACACTTTGTTGAGACTGTCTAATATCCATATTAATGTCTTTTGATTTTTTAGAAACATTATCTACAGTATCAGAAACCCCTTGGTCATAAAAAAACTTAGCATATTTATCTGGATTCATTGCCATTGATAATGCTTTATGGTAACCAGATGCGTCTTTCATTAATCCATCTCCATCCATGTATTTATTTAAAAATGTATTTACATCGGACTGACGATTTTTTAATTCAGTTGCATCTCCAGGTTTATAGGTGAAATCTTTTTCTCCAACTTTGAACTCAAAACCTTTGAATTCGTTGCTAAAAACCTCGTCGGTTTTCTTGAGAAAATAATCATACCTTTTTGCGTTTGCTTCTTTAGCAGTGTTAGATTCCTCTATGTAACTTTTATAAGCTGTCAAACTTTCTTTGTCTGTATCAGATAACCCATTCCCACTTGACTCAAGAGGAATTTTATATTTATCTTTCTGATCATCGAAATATTTCTTCGCTTTCGCAAGTTCTCTTTTTTTAGCTAGTTTTAATTTCTTTATAGCTTTTGGTTCATCTAAATCTTCTTCATAACCAAAGTTATCATCAATTAAATCTTTAACATCACCAGCGTCTAATCCTTCTTCAGTCGCACCGTAATATTCAGCTAATAGTTGATCAGAGTCCATGGCACTAAAGTCTTTTTGTAATTTATAAAAATCTTCAATACCACGCCCTGTTTCTTTTTTGTACTTAAAGTATGCTGAAACATCTTCTGGTAACTCTTCATTAGACTCTGTTTGAGCTAATAAATCATCTACCGAGTTGATGTCTTTATCATACCTATTTTTAATATATTTAAGAACGTCTTCGTCATTTAACTCTGACGAGGGAGTTTTGTTTTCTTCAACAACATTTTCTTGTGTTGCAGGAGACTCCTCACCAACGGGAGTGTCTACTTTTTCAGTTTTGTCTTCTTTAGATGTGTCTTCATACTTATCTTCATGCTTTGCCAACAACTCTTGCTCTATCTGTTGAACAGACTTTTCTTCTTTAGTTACTTCTTTTACTGTTATTTCCATTTTATTTTATTTAATTTGTACAAAGTTAATACTTATTTATTTAATTTTTGTAGCTTTCTTTTTTGCCTATAAGCTTTCATAGCTTCTCTTTTATCTTTTCCCTTTTTCCAACTACCTGCTGCAAATCTTTCAGCTCTTCGTTTACTTTTAAACTCATACATTTCGCCTGCGGACAAGGCCTGGTTAAAACTTTGAGGCTTAGCTTTTTCTTTACCTTTAAAAGTTATTGAAGGAGCAGCATAATGTCTTTTCTTTTTTTCATTTACTTTCCCTCCTTTTTCTCTTTTAGGTTCATTAGGATAAAACTCCATTTTTACAGTAGCATTTCTTCCAGACTTATTTCGATCAAGGTTTCTTAAGCTTTTCTTTCTCTTTTTTTTTATTGGATCTGACATATTATCTTGGATCAAATTCAGCCATATCAAAACCATCTAAACTATCTTCATTAGATTCAAAAGTTATAGGAGGTAAGTTGTTTTTTCTTTGAGTAATCATTTGAGATTGCTGTGTAGACTGTTGAGTAATTCTTTTATCTTTAGCCTGTTCTCTACTTTGCTCTCTATTGTTTATATTTTGTTCATCCATGCCTTTTAATTGCATTTGAAATTGGAACTCTGTTAACATTAACTGTTCTTTTAAAGCAGCCTCGTTTTTAAGTTTTTCTATTTCAAAACCAATCTCAGCTTGTTTTACTTGCATTTTAGACTGAGTTTCCATTTGTATTTTTTGCATAGCCATTTGCGCAGCTGCTTGTTGTGACTGCATATTGTTCTGCTGTTGCATTTGCATTTCCTGAGCCTTCTGTTGTTGTTCTTGTTTTTGCTTCTGCTTACGTTTAACTTTTAACAGCTGATTAGCCATTTTAATATTTTTAATCTCTCTTATATCAATAGCGTCTTCTAGGTCTATTCCTCCTTTTGATAAAGCCATTTGAATGTTTTGTTCTAATAAAGATTTTTGTTCTTCATCAGGGGACATTTCAATAAATATACCAAAGTCATATAGGTATAAATTTTTAATATCATCTAACAATCCTACATTATATTTACCAATCTGCATTGCAAACTCATCAGCAAAATCAGAATATTCTAATACATCAGCCGTTCTAATAGATAAGGCTTCTGCTAAAGTTTTTGTTAAATATAAACTTGACTCTAAAATATGTCTAGTGGCAGTATTAGAATTTAATGCAGCTAGTTTTTGCACCCCAACTAAGGAGTTAGGGTCGGGTGTTGAACCATCTCTTGCTTCATTTAATCCCGTTACTTGTCTAATCATATCTAAGTAATGATTATAATTACCTATAAGCATTTGCATTTTTTGAGAACCACTTGAAGATGTTAATTGGGTTATAGGAACTCTTGCATTATTATATTCCCCATCTTGAGTATAACTTCTTCCTACTACACTACCTGTTTGAAAATATAATCTTAAAGCGTCTGAAGGATCATATGCGTTTCCAGTCCCTAAATCAACTTCATTCATACCATCGGCATCTATAAACACCCCGTCAGGAACAACTTTAGATATTACTTGTTGTAATTTTAAATGCGTAAGCTGAATTAAATCAGCAAAAGGAATCATTCTTCTTACAAGAGATTCTATATTTCCTTTATACATCCTTGGCGCAGTTGCAACATAATTAGGCATAGCATGTTGACTTGCTGACTGAGGACGAACCATATTTTTAGCTAACTCCCATTTTAAAATAATATTAGTACCCATCACCATAACACCTTCGTACCAAACATCTATACGTTTTTCTACTCTTTCAAAGTTTCCTTCATCCATCATTTCTTGTGGAGGATTAAACTCATCTGTTTTTGGAACTGTTGTAAAATTCCCATCAGCTGTTTGTTTCTTTTTATAAACAAAACTTTGTGTAGATTTATAATTAAAATACATTAAAGTAACAGTGTCTTTAGAAAACAAACTGTTCTCGTACATTTGTGCAACATTATAATAATCATACCAAGACTGACTGTATTTTGATATTTCAGCCATATCCTCTTGAGTTAAACTTGGATCTATTTTAATAACTTCAGTAATAGGAATAGTTTTAATTTCTCCCCAGTAAAAACAATCTGTAAAATAAGGATCTTCTGTATAGCTGTATACAATATTAGCTGGATCAACATACTTAACACTAATTCCACTTCCTAATAAAAACTCATGTTTACATACCGACAAACCAATAGTCATTAGATCCATGTCGCATCTTTTACGAACTTGATCATAATGATTTTATTCTAACAAAGTGTTTATCGCTGTTTCATTTGCTATCTCTACCGCAGGCTTGTAATTCATTTGCATGTACAACTCCATCTCTAAATCACTTTCAGGAAGATCTTCTGGATTAACTTGAAAAACATCCATGCCAAAATCTTTTTCTATTTGTTTAAATAATGGTTTTGCAATTACATTTGTTTCAACCATTTGCTGAAACTCTCCTCTCTTTTCTGAAGACATAGCATCTTGTGCATATGTCTTTACCTTAAACAAACGATCACTTATTCCGTTTACAACTATATCTACAAACTTAGGAATAATTGGAACTGGTGTCCAATCTAAATTAAGATATGATAAGTCACCATCTACAGCTAATTCGTTTTTATATTTAGCAATTGACTGCTCGCCTCTAGCGTATAACCTTAAACGATTAAATTCTAACCACTGACTATAAAACCTACATTGATTAACTCCTTCTTTTCTAAACCACTCATATTGAATTGCCTGCCCTACTACTAATCCAAACTCTTTAGTTTTTTTTCTGAATCAGGCGCAAATTGGTCAGGAAATGTTGCTGATTTAATATCTATAGAAACTTTTTCCATTATGTTATTATTTGACTTAGGGAACTCTTATTGTTATATCTTGCAAAGTTAATACTTATTTTTGAATTTTCTTTAGTCGGTGTGTACAAGTGCTTTTGATTAGCCATGATGGCTAAACCCGAACTTATAGCAGCATCAAACTTAGTTCTATTACTAATATCAAACTTTGCCCAATCTTCTAAGGTACGTTGAAAATACATATCTCCCATGTCATCTGCTTCTCTGTAAGCTCCAGTAAAATCTATACCAATATATTTCTCTATGTAAGATTCTATAGCTGACGCATGAGATTGTTTTACATCTTCTGATGTATTAGGAATACCACCTAACTCTTTTTCAGTTTTAGATAACTTGTTAAATCTTTTGTCTGGTCGATTCATACTAAATCCTCTGTAACCTCTATTTTTAAAATGATACAATAATCTTGGTTTATTATTTTCACATAAAATTGGCATTCCGTAAAAAACGCAAGCCATTAAAACTTCTTCAAAAAATATTTCAGCTGTCTGTGGTCGGGCTATATACTCTAAAAAAAATGATTTGATGGAGCCTCATCCATACTGAATTTTGTTAATCCATGCAAAGAACCATTTGATCCTTTACCAACAACAACTCCAGAAATATCATAAGAGTCACAACCGAAAGTTCCTAAATGTTCATTACCTGGAAACTTGTTTCCGTTTTTACTAATAACATTGTTTTGTAACTGTGCTCCTGGCGTCCAAGTTACTAAAAATCTACCACTTTTATTTGGGTTAAATATAACCTTAGTGTCTTTAATTCCATTTGCCCATGAGAAAGAACCTCTTGTAGCATGCTGCCCTATAATTAAAGAATCATTGTAGTCAATTTGTTGATATATTTTAGTAAGATTAAATAAAGACATTTTAGACTCATCTCTAAATGCATGAGATTCTGTGCGAGGAAACTGTCTGTAAAATTCATTCAAAGCATCAGCATCTTGAGCTAAAGAATCTACTTCATTCATCCAATAATTTATTGCACCAGTTGTTATTTTTTCTCCATCTATTCCTATTATGGGCTTTATTGGAGTCTCTAAAACTGGCATTCCATACCTATCTATATACCCCTCAAAGTTCCATTCCATAGGAATAAACAAATTATATAAACCTGATTTAGTTTGACCATTTTGATTTCTTTTTCCTCCATCGGAATCATCAAATAAAGATTTAAAATTTGCACCTCCTTTATCTAAAGCGTTTGATGTTGATCCCATCATACACTTCCCAATAACTTTACTTCCTAAACGTAAACAAGTTTTTGTTACACGCCAATTATTTAAAATATTTTCAGGTCTTTCCCATTTACCACTTTCATCATGTAAAAGGTATTGTAATTTTTCTCCATCATAAGAGTTATCAGATGTATTTTTCCAGTCAATTGTGGTGTCTAATCCGTCAAGTTCCTCACTACCAATGTCATACATATTTTTTTTAGTAATCTTAGATGCTGGTACACGATAAGCTAATTCTGTTTTAGGTTTATCCATTCCGTCTTGAATAGGTTTAAAAAAGAAAGGATAATTATTAGAAATAGGAACTACTTTATCTGTAAACATTTTTTTAGCATCAGCTACAGTTTTTGAAAGTATACCGATACGAGCGTCTCTTGTTATAGTCGCTTGATTAACCCCCTCACAAGAACTCATAAAAGAAAACCCTGAACGTCTAATTTTTAAATAACACATTCCAAAACTTCTTTTATCTGCCTTACAGGCTTCCCAAAATAGATAAAAAATTCTATTTGCTTCTCTAAAGTCAGGATGTCCTACATCAATCTTTGTCCATTGCAGATACATATAATGAGTTCCTGTAATGTATGTAGGTATTCCATTATTTTTAAACCAAAACCCTTGTTCTCTTTTATCAAACTCTCCTTCTATGTAATCTACCCATTCTGATTTAAAATTAACAGGAGCTTCATGCCATTGAAATATAGTTTGAATTCTTTTTAATATTTTAGGTAATTCTTTAGGCTCCCAAACTTGATTTTCTTTTTTCTTATCATCATTGATAAATTTATCTGGACTTTTAGGTAATCCAATTTTAACATTACTAATCTCATATACTTCTCCTAACGATCCATCTTTAGATATAATTATAAGATCATATTTTTCATTATAACCATACAACCATGTTTTAGCTCTATTTTTAGTAGCCATTACATTATTAGGAATGTAATTTTTTATTACTTTATAAATGTTATTTTGATCTAGACTCTGCAAATCCTTTAGGTGTTTGTGATTTATTATCTACTACAGTTCCTTCTAATAAGTTTTTTTCTTCTTCAATTCTTTTTAATATTTCAAAAGCATCCATTATACATAACTTTTTAGTAGCAGCTGCGTTTTTTAATTTGTCAGCTGCCAACTGATCATCAGCATCATATTTAATAATATCTTCTTTTGCTACTTTAATTAATTGTGACACAGCTTTTTCTCCAGCACTAATAATTTGAAATCTTAATTCTTTATTATCCATTTAAGATTGTAGTTATATTGTTAGTAAACATTCTATAAAGCAACTCATCATCTACAGTAAATTCATATTCACTTTCTGGTTGAAATATAATTGTATCGCCCACAGAAAATCCTAAGCTTATTAACTCATTATTAATATATTTAATAGTTCCTTGCAACCTTTCGTATTCACCACCTTTTTCTAAAAAACAATCTTTTGGTTTTATAGGTTTAATAAAACAATACTTACCATGTGCTTGCCAGACATTATTATGCTTGTATAAAAAAAACTGATCCATATCTACAAAAAATAGGTTGTCTTTAAAAAAACTTTTACCGCTTTTTCTTCTACCATACATATCATTATAAAATTTAAAGACGTTATGATGAACTAATAAAATATCTTCTTTTTCTATTTCTCCTTTATATCCTAAAGGTAATTCTTTGACTACAGCATATCTATTAGAAACCATGTGGTCTTCTTCAGAAACACTTGTAATAAATTCTAAGTCATTAATTTTTTTAATATTATCGTATCTCCTATTATTTACAGGCTCTACAATAAACGAGTGTACCGACCTCATTAAAAATTAATATTATATTCTAGAGTAATTGGAAGCGTATACATAAATTCTTTCCATATTAAAACTTCTTCGTTTTTTACAACCCAAAGTTTATATGATTTAGATTTTTCGTTTGCTTGTATTAAGTGTATTTTGTATTCCCCACCCAGGACAGACTGATTGACTATATAGTGCATTGACCCAGACTTATAGTCTGATCCAATGGAAATTTTTCTAATATCCATTTTATTTGATTTTATCTTCTACTAAACCTTTATTAATCTCAACTGTTATCTCTTCTACTATAGCTAAAGTGCTAATTGGTAAAGAGTTTAATAGTCGGTTAATATTTTTAATAGATTCTTCATTTAATTCTACTTTCATTTAATTTAATTTTATGCAGCATACATTGGAATTTTATAATCTGTTCCATTTATTTTTACTGTCCATGTTGTTGTTGTTGCTGCTGGAGGTGCAACAGTTACTGTACCTACAGCATTTGAAGAAGAACCAATAGCAAACTGATTTGCGTCTGTAGTTGTAGCTCCTGCTCCTAGTGCTACGCCACCTAAAAATTTAGATGAAGCACCATTTCCAATAGCAATACCATCGTCTTTTGATCCTCCTGCATCTCCTGCTGTTGCATCAGTACCTATTGCAATAGAGTCTGAACCTTCAGCTAAAGATCTCGATCCAATAGCAACCGTACCACCACTTATTGTTGATCCAGTTGTTCCTGCGGCTTGAAAACCTATTGCTATGTTTCCTGTACCAGATCTTGTAATTAGTCTATAAACAGCAGCAGTACCTTCTGACTCAACTCCTATTGCAATGCCGTATTTAGAGGTATTATAAGTTTCTGTTTCTATATTTGGATCGCCCATAGAAGATGCATAGCCTATAGCTATTTGTCCTTCTCTTGCACTAGCGCCTCCATTACCCATAGCAAATGAACCTATTGTAACATGATTATTACTATTTCCGCTTGAAAGAAAATTGTCATTACCCCTACCCGCAAATACCCCAATATAAACTCCATTACCTTCTAATTGTCCTGTTGCTGATGATGCTTTATATTGTTTTGCACGATCTCCTATTGCAACATCAGACTGATTAGCTTGATGCGGGTTTGCACTTGTGCCTCCCATAGTAAAAGTTCCTATAGCTATTCTACCTTCGGAATTACTACCACCCGCATTTTCTATATATCTACCTGCACCAGACCCTATTAATAAATCGCCTTGAGGAGTTCCGTCGCTTCCTGTTAATTGTCCTATTGCAATTGTACCACTTTCAGTAATAATAGATCGTAGTGCCTCTTTACCAATAGCTATATTATTAGTTCCTGTTGTGAGATCTTTCATACATAAATCTCCCATCGCTATATTATGATTACCTGTTGT